TTATGGCTGCTGTAAAAGGTGATGTCGGTAAAATAATGTTCCATAACGCTGCTGGAACAGAAGCTGATATATCAGGACTTAGGAATTGGTCTTTATCAATTACTAAAGATACTCAAGAAACTACAGTGCAGGGTGATACCTCAAAAACTTTTGTTGGTGGCCTTATTTCTGGTGAAGGTTCTGCAACCCTTATCTATGACAATGCTGGTAACTCAGACTATTTAGCATTTGTTGAAGATGTACTAACAACAGGTGATGCTGCTGATGCTTTATTTGAATTGTTCCCAGATAGTTCGGCTAGTTCTAAAAAGTTTGGGTTTTCTGGAATAATTACAGGTGCTGAATATGGAGCAACACTTGGCGAAATTCAAGAAATAAATATTACCTTCCAAACTTCAGGTGCAATTACTTCAGACATATAGTAAATTTAAATTACTTCGCATTTAATTTATGGCAAACAAAAGAACTGTTGATCTTATCACTGAGGCTTTCAGTGATGTGATGACAGCAAGAAGAAAGTATGAACTAAAAAAGCCAAGCGGTGAACTTTTAAAAGAATTATATTTTCCACCATTAACAAGGTTTGATAGGAAAAAAGCTCAAGTTGCTACTGGGACAGATGATGCTTTAACTATTTCTACAAAACTTCTTTGTCAACTTGCAGAGAATGAAGATGGCTCAAAAGCATTTCATTCAACTGATGCCGAAAATTTACAGAGATTTATACCAGAAACTGTTTTAAATGACATTGAATTATTTATGATGGATATTCAAGTTGATTTAGATACAGCAAAAAACGTATCAAGCGAGATAACTGGTTAAACTTTGAGTTCTTTCTCGCAACAGAATTAGGTAAAACTTTAATTGAATTGAGAAAAAGTATTACAGAAGAAGAGTTAATATATTGGGCTGCATATTATGAAGTTAAAAATGACAGAGAAAAACAAGAAATAAATCGTCAAAAGACAAAAAAAAGGTAGTATATAATAAAGGTTATTTGTATTTGTGGCACAATCAACAGTCAAATTAATAGTTGACGCACAAAATGCAATTTCTCCACTTAGGAGAGTAAATGAGCAGACAAAGGCATTAAATAAAAACACAAACAAGCTTAAGCAAAGTTTAGATAAGGGAAATAGATCGCTAAGAGATACTGGAAGAGCCGCAAAAACTGCAAGTACTGGTGTTTCAACTTTAACAAAAGCATTTGCTCCATTATTAGCCGCAGTTTCAGCTTTGGGTGCTGCAAGATTTGTATTTGTAAAAACTGCTGAACTTGAAACACAAAGAAAAAGTTTAGAAGTACTTACTGGCTCTATTGAAAAAACAAATAATATAATACAAGAGCTTCAAGAATTTGGTGCTGTAACACCATTTACAAGTAGTGAACTAATTGAACAGACTAAAAGATTAAAAGCCTTTGGTTTTGAAACTGAAGAGCTTGTCGATACAACAAAAAGACTGTCTGAGGTTGCTGGTGCTACTGGTGCAGATTTAACAGGTATAGCTACAGCTTTTGGACAAATAAGGGCAAAAGGAAAACTTCAGCAAGAAGAAAATCTGCAATTATTAGAAAGAGGAGTTGATATTACAACTGAATTAAAAAGAATAACTGGACTACAGGGTGAAGCTTTTGAAAAAGCACAAAGACAAGGAAAGATAGGAGCTGACCTTGTAAATCAGGCACTTATTAACCTAACAAATGAAGGTGGTGCTTTTTTTGGTGGTGCAACTGCACAGGCAGACACTTTAAATGGACTATTATCTACTTTACAAGATTCTATTGACACTCTTGCCAGAACTATTGGAACTGAGTTGGAAGATGAAATAAAAAGTGTTTTGAATTTTAGCATTTCAGCAGTAAAACAAATTGATAAGCTTATTGAAAATTTTGGTACTTTAAAAAAGGCAATTGATGTTATAAATCCTTTTGAGCAATTAAGGGCTGTTAGAAAACAACTTGATAAGCAATTTAATAAACAAGAAGATATTACTGAGACATTTGTTGGCAGACCAGCTATTCAAAATGAAATTATTAATAAAGATCAGACAATAATTAAAAATCTTGAAAGCCAACTTACTGGAAATGAAGCCATCAATGCAAGTTTTAACACAAAAATAAGTTTGATAGAACAAGCAAATACTGGATTAGATTTGCAAAATCAAAAAGCTGAAATGTTAAAAGAAAAATTTGATGCTATAGGACAATCTGTGGAGCAAAATTTAGTTCAAAGCCTTGCTGATGCTGTGATGGGTGCTAAATCACTTGGAGATGCTCTTACAAGTGTTCTTAAAGGTTTACAAAGGCAATTAATTGAATTAGCAATACAAAGTGCTGTGAGTGGCATAGGTGATCTTGTAAGCAATGTCATAGGGTCAGCATTTGGGTTGGGTGGAAAAAATCCATTTAAGGGTGGCCCTAGTGCTTTTAAGTTTACTGAAAATTTAAATCCAACTATAGGGTTTGCAAATGGAGGCAACCCACCTGTGGGGAGAGCTTCACTTGTCGGTGAAAGAGGCCCAGAACTTTTTGTTCCTCGTACTGCTGGTACTATTATTCCAAACAATGCAATCGGTGGTGGGGTAACAAATATGGTTACAGTAAATGTTGATGCTTCTGGTACTTCTGTTCAGGGTAATGGTTCTGAAGCAGATCAACTTGGCCAGCTTATCGGTGGTATAGTTCAAGCTACACTTATAGAAGAATCAAGGGCTGGAGGTTTACTAAATAGATAATGGCTACATTTCCTTCAATAACTCCTGTTTATGGCATGAGAAAAACAAGCAAACCTAAAATTAAGGTTTCACAGTTAGGTGATGGTTATGAGTTCAGGGCGTTATTAGGGCTTCCATTATCTCAAGACCCTAAAGTATATGATCTTACTTTCAACGTATCTGAGACTGAATCAGATGTCATTGAAGCGTTTTTGCGGAGTAGAGTAAACGATCAGGCAAGCTTTACTTTTACACCACCAGCAGAAGGATTTAGTGCAAAGACAGGTACTTTTGTTCAGTCAAATGGAAGTGGGTCTGCTGGAACAATTATTACTGTTACTTTTGCAAATCATGGTGTAGCGATAGGGGATATATTGACAGTTGATTTTAGTTCAGGGCCAACTGATGGAGCTTATGCTGTTGCTTCATCTGCTGATTCAAATACTTTTACACTTACTTCTACTGCTGCTGATAGTGCGTTGGTTACTGCTGCAACTAATGTTGATTTCACATTGTCTGGTGCTGGACAGTATGTTTGCGATTCTTGGACAAAATCAATTCCTTATAACAACAGAGCAATTATAAAAACTACTTTCAGGGAGGTCTTTGAACCATAAATGGGCAACCCAATACCAGAATTACAACAACTTACAAACAAATCAATAATTGAATTATTTTCTGTCGAATTGAAAGCTGATGTTCATTATACAAAAGTAGCAAAAACAAATTGCATTTATACACAAAGCGGAACCACAATAACAATTACACTTGATTCTCATAATTTAAGAGTCGGCACGATTTTAAGTTTAGATTTTCACACTGGCGGTGCTGCTGATGGGATTTATACAATTCAATCTAAAACTACAAATACTTTTACTGTTACTGCTATAGTTTCACAAACTATTACAGGAAGTAATACTGTTTCATTTAATGTAAATTCAGTATCAGCAAATCCAACTGTTTATCTTTTTCATGCTGGCAATAATATGAAAGATAGTGGTGACATAATATGGCAGTCCAATACCTATTCAAGGATGCCTTGTAAAGCAGAGGGGTTTAAATATTCAGGTAAAGGTAAGTTACCAAGACCAACAATCAGTTTTTCTAACTTATTAGGTACGATCACAGCAATAATACAACTAACAAATAATGCTACAATTCTGCCGTTTACTGATCTTGCTGGTGCAAAAGTTACACGCAGAAGAACACTTGCAAGGTTTTTAGATGAAGCAAACTTTCCATCAAATATTAATCCTTATAAGGTAGGTTCTGTTGACCCTACTGCTGAGATGCCACAGGAAATCTATTTTATAGATCGTAAAGTTATAGAAAATAGAGATATCGTACAGTTTGAATTAGTTTCAACTTTTGATTTAATAGGTATAGGCGCACCTAAAAAGCTTGTAACAAGAGAAGATTTTCCGGGTGTTGGTACATTTGTTAATTTCTAATTATGAGTTGGAAAGAGTCTTTTAAAAAATATTCAAAAGAACAAAGCCCTAATGAGGCTTGTGGCTTGCTAGCAATAATAAAAGGTAAAGAAACTTTCTGGCCTTGTAAAAATTTGGCAGAGGGAAAGCATGAATTTTTTATGTTAGACCCTGATGATTGGGCTGATTGTGAAGATACTGGTGAGATTATGGGTGTAATTCATAGCCACCCGATAGGAGCAGCTACACCATCAGAGACAGATAAAGCAGCTTGTGAGCATCTAGGTTATCCATATTACATTTACAGTATTGAACATAATCATTGGGAATGTTTAAAGCCTTCTGGTTGGAAAACACCTTCATTAATTGGACGCAGATTTATATGGGGGAAGCATGATTGTTGGTCTGTCGTGAGTGATTGGTATCTAGAAGTAAAAAAGATTAAACTAATGGATTGGAAAAGACCCAAAAGAATGAAAGACTTTTTAAATAAACCAGAGTTTGAAGAGGCACTTCCAAAAGGTGGTTTTGTAAAACAACCTACAAATAATGATGTGCAAGTTGGTGATGTATTGCTGTTTAGGTCAATTACGGGTAATTTAGATCATGTTGCAGTATATATTGGAGACATGATGATTTTGAATCATAATATAAAAGCTCTAAGTTGCAGAGAGCTTTTTGACTTAAGATATCAGCAAGCACTTAATGGGGTTTATAGATATGCACCTTAAAAAAATAAAAGTATATGGAAAGTTAAGGCAGTTTTTAGGCCAATCCTATTTTGAAGCTGCTGTAAAATCACCACAACAGGCATTTGCTTTTTTAAAGGCAAATTTTGAAGGTGTTGAAAAACATATGAATGATCAGTTATATAAAATTAAGATGGGTGGTCGTGTTGTTACAGAAGAATTTTTAACAATGTCAGGTCAGGGCGATATTCAGATAATTCCAGTTGCTACAGGTGCAGGGCCTTTAGTAACGATAGCTGTAGGAGGTTTATTTACTGCATACGGTACTGGTGCAACTATTTTGGGTCTTACTGTTGGGTCTGGCCTTTTATCAACAGGACTACTTACAACAATCGGAACTACTTTGATATTACAAGGGGTATCAGATTTAATAGCCCCAACACAACCTGCATCAAATATATCATCAGTTGGTGATACTGACCCAAATATAAGGGGTTCATATAGTTTTAGCGGTATTCAGAATGTGGCAAATGCTGGTGTTCCTATTCCTATTATTTATGGAAGTGTTTTTACAGGTTCAGTTATAATTTCAGCAGGGTCGGATACAGCTCAAGTAAAACGCTCTACAACAGATATACCAACTTAAAAAATGCCTAGATTAGTTGACGATCAGTTATTTGGAAAAGAACCAAATATTGTTGACCCTGATTTAATCGAAGATGGTTTAAGAAGTAAACAGTTTGCAACTATTTTAGATTTACTTGGGTATGGAGAAATACATGGGATAGACGACCCAAAGGGTGATGGGACAAATACATTTCAAAAAAATATTTTTTTAGACGGGACACCAATAAAAAATGCTGATGGAACAGAAAATTTTACAGATGTAGAGGTTCATTTAAGAAATGGAACATCAACTCAAAACGCTGTTCCTGATATTAATGGAGTCGAAAGCACTATTCCTGTTGGGGTAGCTCTTACAAATTCTCCTTTCACTACAACAAAAACAGGAACTTACAAACTTGCTTCTGGTGAAAATGAAACTACAGTTGCAGATGGTGTTACTCTTGGTAGAAATCAAATGTTGGTAAATATTACTAATCATGGATATTCTGTTGGTGAGGTTGTGCATTGGGAAAATACAACTGCTACTGGAACTGTTCAAACAGAGAATCCACAGACACAAAATATTTTATCTGTTCCTGATAGTAATAAATTTGTAATCAATACAACTTTTCAAAATCAATCGTTTGGTTTTAACGAAACTGCTGAGTGTGCTGTCAAAACAAGTGTTGGTCTGTCAAGAACAATTACAAATACAAATGTAAATAAAGTGAGAGTAACATTGCAATTTCCATCTTTGCAAAAATTTGGAGATGATGGAGATATTAGTGGTGCAAGAGTTCAAACTTCAATAAGAATTACAGAAAATAATGGAAATATAAGAAACCCTGTCATTTTAGATCTTACAGATGGTAGAACTACAAGTCCATACCTTAAAGATTATGAAATAGAATTTTTTAAAGAAGCGAAATATTTTATTAATTTTGGTGCTATTACAATACAGTTAGAAAATCATGGTTTTTCTGTTGGAGATAGTTTAGAAGTAGATTTTAGAGAGGGTAGATTGAATGGTACAGCGGTGACAACCACAATTTCATCTGTAACTGATGCAAATAATTTTATTATTGCGGTAAGTCTTGCAAATACAGAATTTGGAAATATTAATGGGCAAATAGTTCATATTACAGATCAGTTACAATATCCAATTGTATTAAGTGTCTTTAGAAATACAGCAGATTCAACTGATGCTAAACTGCAAAACACTACAAACTGGTTGACATATACAGAAATTCAAACAGATACAAGTACATATCGAGGGTTTGCATACGCAGCGATAAGGTTTAATGCCCAAGAATTTCAGTCGTATCCAAAAAGAATGTATCGTGTTAAAGGTACAAAAGTGAAAATACCGGGTACAGATAGTAACGGTCTTACACCAATAGTAGTCCATGACCAAGCACAGGCAGATAGTTTAGGGCTTGCAGGGGATATTAATGGTTTTGGTTTTATACACTATCCGTCTGGCTATCAATTTAATGGTACTTTTAAAGCAAATAAAGAATGGACAAGTGACCCTGCTTGGATTTTATACGATATTTTAACTACAGATAAAGGATTCGGTGGCACGGAAGGTTTTATAACAGAAGATCAATTAGATGTATTTTCATTTTATTCCGCAAGTGCTTACTCTAGTACTTTAATCTTTGATAAATTAACTCAGACAACAGAGCCAAGATTTAGTTGTAATGTAGTTCTTAATAGAAAAAATGATGCATATACCTTGATCAATGACTTATGTTCTATTATGAACGCTATGCCTTTCTATGGTGTTGGTACATTACAGATTGCACAAGATCGTCCAACAAATTTAGCTACAAATGAATCAGAGCCACAATATATCTTTAATCTTTCAAACGTAACAGAAGAAGGCTTTACATATCAAGGTGCAGGGAATAGAACAAAATTTACTGCTGTTGAAGTGTCTTACTTTGATAATGAAACACAACAGATAGATTTTGAAAGAGTAAACATGGATTCTGACACTACAGATAGATTAGGTTTTGTCAGAAAGACGTTAAAATCTTTTGCCTGTACTTCCAGAGGTCAGGCAAATAGATTAGGTAGATGGTTCTTATATTCGCAACTATATGAAGCTGAAGTTGTTTCATTTACTACAACACTTGAAGCTGGTGTGATTGTCAGACCTTCTACAATCATAGGGATTCAAGACCCAGTAAAGGCTGGTGTTCGCAAAGGTGGAAGAATAAAAACAGGTGTGTCTACTACACAAATCGTTGTAGATAGAATGAGTATAGAAGGCAATGATTTATCTCATGAATCAGGTTCAACTTTGACGGTAATTTTACCAAATGGTAAAGCCAGCAAGCCAAGGACTATTCAAACTATTGACGGGACAACAATAACTGTTTCATCTGCCTTTGAAGATGAAGATGGCAATACAGCAACTCCACAAGCTAACAGCGTTTATGTTATTGATAGTCCTTCTGTAAAATTACAAATCTTTAGAGTTATTTCTATTGAAGAAAAAAATGATTGTCAGTATACAATTACTGCTTTATTTCATCAACCAGATAAATATAATTTTGTAGAGAATTTAGAAGTACCTCAAGCAAGAAATATTACAACAATTTTAAAAGAAAAGCCAGCACCAAGTAACCTAACCGCTTCAGAACAAATTGTACTACTTAATAATCGCGCTGTTTCAAAAATATTTGTTAGTTGGCAACCTATACAGGGTGTTAAACAATATTTATTGGGATATAGGCGAGGTAATGAAAATTTAAAAACAGTAAGATTATCAAGACCTACTTTTGAATTATTTGAATCAGAGTTGGGTACATATGATTTCTTAGTAAAATCATATAATGCTTTAAATAAATTAAGCAGAAATATTTCTTCCTTAAGATTTAGTGCGATAGGCAAGACGGCAGTACCAGCAGACCCTAGCGGACTTACAGTTGAACCTGTTTCCGAACAGTTTATAAGACTTCGTTTTGATCCTTCTACAGATGTTGACGTAATACATGGTGGTTCAGTAGTTGTAAGGCACTCTGTAAATACAGGAAATTTTGCAACTTTTTCAAATGCAATAGATATAGTTCCAAAATTAAGCGGAAATTCTACTGAAGCTTTAGTTCCTGCTTTGACTGGAACATATTTAATAAAATTTATTGATGATGGTGGAAGAAAGTCAACAAATGCTGCAAAAGTTATTGTTACACAACCAGACCCACAACCTAATCAAGTAATTTTAACTGAAAGAGAAGATACAGATTCACCACCTTTTCAAGGCAATAAGGTGAATACATTTTATGACGCTACTTTTGATGGGTTGCTTTTAGACGGAACCTTACTGATTGACTCAATAACACAAAATATTGATGATTTATCTAATATAGATTTTGCCAGCCCTATCACCTCAAGTGGTAGTTATGAGTTTGCAAATGAAATTGACATGGGTGGCATTTTTAATTTAATGCTGCAAAGAAGATTTGTTACTTCTGGGCTTTTACCAAACGATTTACTTGATTCAAGAACTGCAAATATTGATACATGGACAGAATTTGACGGTGCTTTAGCAGAAGATGTTAATGCAAAATTACTCGTGGCAACAACAGAATTAGCTACTACAACTTCAACAGCAGCCACCTACGGACAAAGTGAAACTACAATTACGATTGCTAAGACTTCGCATGGTTATGCTGTAGGCGATCAGGTTGTTATTGATTTTACTGCTGGTAGTGCAACAGATGGTAATTATGTAATACAAACAGTTCCCAATGCAAATAGTTTTACAGTTACATCAACTGCAAGTGCAACAATTTCAGCAGGTACATCATGCACTTATGGCCCTAACTTTTCACAATTTAATACTTTTGCCAATGGAGAATATAGAGGAAGAGGTTTTAAATTTAAAGTTGAATTAACTTCTAATGACCCCGCACAAAATATTAATGTAACGGAACTTGGCTATGAAGCAAGCGTAAAACGTAGAACAGAAACAGTGAATACAGCAATTGCAAGTCAATGTGCAACAAATAATGCAGCTAAGACGGTGACCTTTGGTTCACCATTTTTTGTGGGTACTGGCTCCTTAGGAGGGTCAACGACTGCATTTTTACCGACAATAGGAATTACTCTTGAAGGTGCTGTATCAGGTGATTATTTTAAAATTACATCTATATCTGGTACACAATTTGATATTGAAACAAGAGACAGCAGTAACAACTTCAAGGATTTAAGTTTTAAATATACCGCAATAGGATTTGGTAAAGGTAGTTAAATATGTTTATATTTAAGTTATCAACTATTATATACTTAAAAGAAAAGGACTAACAAATGCCCATACATGATTACAACTTGATAAATCAATCAGGGGCCGCCTTTAGAGAAGACTTAAATCTTGCCCTTGCTGCAATACAATCAAATAACTCTAATAATTCATCTCCCCCAGATACAGTTGCCTATCAATTTTGGGCGGATACTTCCAACGATGTTTTAAAAATAAGAAACTCTGGAAATAACGGATGGATAGAACTTTTACAACTTGATGGCACGTTAACTCTTGAAGATGGTTCTGCAAGTACACCGGCACTTGCTTTTAGAGATGATTTAAATACAGGAATTTTTTCAGGTGGTGCAGATGAATTTAATATTTCAACAGGTGGTACGGAAAGATTTGTTATCGATAGTAATGGGAATGTCGGGATCGGTGAAACAAGTCCTACATCACTTGGTTCGGGATTTAAAGAATTAATAATTGGAGGAGCTACTGAAGGTGCTGGTATTGAACTAAAAGACAATAATGCAAATGTAAGAGGTGGTTTATTTACATCTGACAGTACAAACGCAATGATTGTCAGGACAATAACAAGTCATCCACTGATGTTTAGGACTGACAATACAATTGCAATGACTATAGATTCAAGCCAACAGGTTGGAATCGGCACAGCAAGTCCTAGTGCAAATTTAGAAAGTGAAGGAAATGTTTCATCTACAACACAGTTTTCTGGTTTTCAAGGTTTAAGAATACAAAATCGTAATGGGGCTGCTTTTGGTGTAACTGCTGATATAAATTTTGTAGCTGGTACTGCTGGTAATAATAGAGGTGCAGCTATAGGTGTTCAATTTTCGGGTGCAACAAATGGAAATAATCTTTATTTTGCTACTAACCCAAATAATATAGGTTCAAACGATACTCTCGAAGAAAGGATGATAATTACTTATGACGGAAATGTAAATATCGGAAGAAGTGACACGATGAACACAGGAGCTAACAATGTCACTGGTATCAATTTGCAAGGAACTGGTCAAATCATTGCTAGTAGAAATGGAGCCGCTGCTTTACATATAATAAGACAAGGTGACACTGGAGAAGTTGCTCTCTTTGGTAATCAAGGAACTGCCATTGTAGGTTCTATCAATGTTACTACTACCGGTGCTACATTTCAAGGCAGTGCTTCTGATCGGACACTTAAAAAGAATTTTGAAGATTGGACAGAAGATACTTTGAGTTTATTTAAAAACTTAAAACCACAAAAATTTAATTTTATACAAGAAGATGATGGTGCAGAAAAAACAAAAGGTTATATTGCACAGGATTTAGTTGATAGTTTTCCAGAAGCATATCCAAAAAATAGTGAGGGTAAATATATGTTTAGTCCTACTAGTATGGTTCATTATTTAATGAAAGCAATTCAAGAGCTAGAAGCTAAAGTTGCAGCCTTAGAATCAGCTTAGTATAATTGGAAAACTTAAATAAAAATTATGGCAACACCACAACAGCAATATGATGAGACAAAATTACGTCTTGAAAATAATATTAAAAAAGCTCAATTATTGAATCAAGAAATTGCACAAAAAGAAAAAGATAATCAGGAAGCAATAAAAATAGTACAAGAAATACAAATGCTTAGAAATGAAGCACAAAGTCTTGTACAACCAATAATTGAAGATCAAGGTGCATTAAAGGTGCTTTCTAATACAGATGGCGTTATAACAGCACAAGCATTAGAATCTAAATAATTATCAATATTAATTATGGCTGTTACTTGGCGTGTAAAACTAGATGGTGCAAAAACTGTAGGAAGCTTATCTGATGTTGTAACTGTTATTCATTGGAGTGCAACTGACAGCGAAACAGTGGATGGTGTAGATCATAGTGGTCATTTATATGGCTGTGAAAGCCTCGCAGAACCTGATTCGTCAAATTTTACTGCACTTGGTTCAATTACAAATGAAACTGCTATAGCTTGGGTAAAAGCTGCACTAGGATCAAATAGAGTCACAGAGATTGAAACAAAAATTGCTGCCCAGATAACAGAATCTAAAACTCCTACAAAGTTTGAGGGTTTCGTTCCCTCTAGTTAGATTTTTCGTGCATTTGTCTTGTCATAATTCCACCTATTAAATATAAGGGGCCAAGAGTAGGAATTATTATCAGCATTGATATAATAAGACCATGAGAAATTGCCCTGATTATTGCCTGTTGAATCATGTTTGAAAAAACTTGTCAGATAGCTTCATTGTTGTCTCTATTTCTTACCTTGTCAATGTTAGGCGGTTCGTACTATGCTTTCCGCTTTGTCACCAGCGAACAATTTAAGTCTAGGGTTATGAATGAAATACTAAATAATGTACAAGATATGATGCCAAAGGTTTTAGATAATGCTTTACCTGATATGACAGGGCCAACAATACCAGAATTTATTAAACCTAAAAATTAATGATTTTTAGATTTTTAAATAAACTTATAAAATATTACATAGACAAATTTGTAGATTGGATACGTATGGTTAAGTTTGATATAGAATTAGAAACTCAAATAAAAAAATATCACGATAGTTATTTAAATAAAGTTGCAAAAGAAAAACCTAAAATAAAAGAAATTGGAAAATTCGGAGATGATGATTGGAGTATTACTATTGGAGATATAAATAAAGATGAGTGAAATAAAGCTACCTAAGATAACATTGCCAACAATTGATATTCCAGATACTCCATATTTTACAAAACCAAAATTAGAAGGTAAGTTGCCTGGGTGTTATTTATATCATCGTGATTTAGAAACTACACGCAATCCTTCATTATTAATATCCGATAAACGTGGCACATACACATTATGTCCTAATGGTGAAATACCATCGTATACGCCTATGAGGTACGACCCTGCTCAAATAATTAATACAGAGCCAGTGCCAGTTAATACTGCTACAACTCAAAAAGATACAAACGTAGCACAACCAAAACCTTTAGAAGATAAGAAAATAGTATATGAACCTTGCCCTCCAGAAAAACCACAATTTAGACCAGGCGATTACAGAAATGATAAAAGGATTGAAAGATTGGTAAAATATGAAAGAAGTACAGATGGATCTTGTGACCCGATCTGGGAAAAAGTACCATTCAGAGAAAGTTTTACTGGTACACCTCAAGCACTCATTTCTACTGCTTTTATCGGTGTGGTCGCTGGTAGTTCTGCACTTTTTGCTCCTGTAATAAAAAAATTAGTGTCTGAAATATTCAAAAATATAAAAAAACGTATTTTAAAAACAAAAGATAAAGTAGAATAAATTCACCCTATTCGATCAGG